TCTAGCTATCAAAGGATATCCATAATCGGATGCTAAGAATACGCTTAAATACCCTGCAATCTCTTTATTTGCAGGTACTACACGAATAATATGCTGGTTCGCAGCCCAATTTTCCCAATGTTTACCAACCATTGTTACTTTCCCAATTGTCCCGCTACAAGTAATAAGCGTCATTCCCTCATGAAGTTCTAACTGCTCAGCAATTCTTGAGCCATGATGCGTTATAGATAAAAACTTTTTGTTGGCAGGATCTAATTCATATATTTGTTTTCCCCCAATGAATACCCGTCCATAATTTTCTTCTACGTATATCCTTTTAAAACGCCCTGGAAGGATTATTTTTTTACTAATACTCTTATCTCCGACAGTAGTAACCTCTCCTGCATATTGTTCCATATGTGTAACTATGGCATCAACAATAGGAACATGATAAGAGGCATCTACACGTCCGCTCATATTACTGAGTTTAACGCTGAACGTATCTACGCTAGCGTTCTTTTTATAAAGTGCAACATCAAAATCTTGAATTTCTGGGAAATGAAGTTCCTTCACTAACAAAGCTGTTGCTTTGTCAATTAACTGATTTGATTCATCACGAAAATTATATGACTGAATTACTATATCATTAATGCGTTTCATAATATCAGCAGGTGCACTTGGAATCGGTATTTTAGCCAAATGTTCAGGTTCTATTTCTTGAACAACAGCACCATAAATATTTGATCTAACTAAGGATTGACCAGTTTTAGATTTTAAGAAGGTATAAACATACCCAGGATATTCGCGACATTGAATTCTAATCGCATGCTCGCTTACAAGCAATTTTTCTAGTGTTTTTCCTACAAAAGTTAAATTTCCGATTGTTCCAGAACGGGATATCAAAATATCACCAAACTTCACATGAAGTTCATTTGTTCTTTCAGTATTCGCCATAAATTTTACAGGGCGAGGATAAATGGCAAGCATCTCTGAGCTTCCCACGAACCCAACCGCATTGCTAAAATTCTTTTCTACATAGTTCCTCTTCATGCGAGAACCATAAAACGCCCGCTCAACAATAGAATTTTTGTTTCCTATTAACGGAACTGCAGGATATTTTCCATTGTTAATCATCCGATATGCGTGTATAGCTTCAACATCAAACACGCTAGCTTCTAATCTCAGACCTCTTGAAATAATATCCGATAATTTAACAGAACAAAATTTAATTGAAGTATCAATATCTACCACGATATGCCCTCCTGAATTTTCCATTCAGCAAAAATACTAGGCACATCGATAGTCTGATCATCTTCTATCTTAACCTTTCGTTCTTGCGTCGTCACATCAACAGAATTTTTATGATCCGTATGATCATTCCTTTCAGGCAAAAGAATTTCATTCCCCTCCTTGTCCCTCTTGAAAATTGGATTACCTCGTTTATCATGTCCAATTTTTTCAATCATTGCCATGAAAATATTATAATCAGACATCTGACCACTTTTCTTTTCGTCGTCCTTTTGCTCCTGAGTTTTTTTCTGGAGAATAAGTACAGAAGTTTGGGTTCCATTTCGTGGTTGGAACGTATCTTGATGAAGGTCTAAACTTGCAACGATGCGGTGATTCAAAATTAACCATTCTCGTATATAGCCCAAACCTGGTGAACCGAGAATCGAATCAGGGAGAACGATTCCTAATCGACCTCCAGGGACTAGGAATTGAGTACAACGCTCAATAAACAAAATTTCAGGAGGAACAGAAGACTGAATTTTTTCGGTAATTTTCCATTGACCTGTCTTTTTATCGTTTTCCCAAATATGTGCAAGTTCAAATTGCTCTAATATGCTTTTATCCTTAATTGGAATCTTACTCCCAAAAGGAGGATTCGTAACAATTACATCAAAAAAACCAATAGTCTTATGGTTTCGAATTGCTGTTTTTGAAATTCCCAATGCTTTAGAAAGCAAGGTTCTAAACTCATCACTCCATTCATGAGGTGGCAACAAAGAATTTGTTTGAAGGATATTTCCACTACCATCATTATTCATAACCATATTCATTTTTGTTGCTTTAACCAAATCCGGATTAATATCGAAACCAAAAAAACACGAACTAGCAACATCAGAAATTTTATTTTGGAAAGCCATTATCGTATCAGCATCCCACTCTTTTTTAGGCACTCCCAATTCAGTTACAAAACTGTTTTCAATTTGATTAATAACATGAGACATAGCAGTAACAACAAATCCGCCTGTTCCGCATGATGTGTCAATCACACGTTCATTAATCTTTGGATTAATCATATCAACAGTCATTTTCATAACGTTTCTAGGAGTGAAAAATTCTCCACGGTCACCTCGTAAATTCGCCCCAACAATTTCTTCATAAGCTTTTCCTTTAATATCGATATTTGTATTTAGTAAACTATACCGCTGAAGTTCACTCACGATATAAGCCAAGCTACGTGGAGTTAACTTTATCTCATCATTTGCGTCAAAAATTTGGGACTGGCGTTTCTTTACTCTTTGAAAAATACCTGAAATTCGATTGTATACGGTCAATTGTCCATCAGTATTAGATCTCTCACTAGAGGTGGTATAAAATTCTAGGGGATTAGGAATATTCTTTTCATCCTCAATTTTGCAAAATATTACTTTCAATAATTCAAAAAAGGCAGGCTGTTTTTGTAACCCATCATTTATGTAAATGTGATTATGACAAGTCTTAAAAACAAACAACAAATTATCATCTGAAGCATTCCTCAAACTTTTTCTGTTCGGTCTATTTACATCGTTCAAATCACCATCAGCAGAAGGAATATCATTGTATTCCATAAAACTGATGTTGCCAGCATCGTCTACAATCTTTCTAAAAACAAACTTCTGAACACTATTTGTCCACATTCCCCATTCACAATTTGGACAAACAGACATATATGATTGTAATTGCCCTATACCATCTTTAGCGTTACGAGCATCTACTGTATCCTTTTTGCATTCAATTATTAATTTTACATTTGCTTGTTTTTGCTCTGAGACGCCCTTATCCCAAATCACGATATCTGCACGGGGTTTGTTAGAGCCAACTTGAAGTGTATACTCGATCTTAATTTGAGATGGCAAATACTTGTGCTCGTTAACAAGCCTTTTCTCAATAGTTTGACGCACATATTCTTCAGGAGTGTCATTACGAAATTTTCCATCAATATAATCACAAATTTTTCCATCGGGAATTATAATTATTTTTTGTTCAGACATTTTACAACTCCTACTTACTTAACTCTGTTTCGCAATGCAAGATAATCCATGCGTGAAGTAGTTCGCTCACCGTTGTATGTTGTTTCAGTGCGTACATCTTAACCGCCAAACAATCTTCTTGCGTTATACTTAACGTTATTTTGGTCTTTTCGACTTTATCGTCTGTAGAATTAGCTACAGAGGTTATCAAAGGCTGTTGGCTCAATTTACCAATAGCATTTTTAGTCCCTAAAGGTTTTGTGTTTTCAGTCATTGTATTCTCGTCACAAGGTAATATTTACGTGCTTACGTATAGCAGTATTCAGTAAAAAAATCAACACAAAGTTATAACATTTATCACATAATCAAAAAAAAGAACAGAAATTCAAAATCTGCGACATACTTTGTGCACTTGTCAACCATACGCACAAAAATTGCTCCATCCCCTACTAAATAATCGCCGATTAGACACTACTTCATAACAATTTTATGGAAAGAAAGCCTTTTCCTCTGTAAAATCCACGTTCTGTAATTTTGTTATCCAGATCACATAATTACTCGTATTTATCCAAGCAGACACCGCAAAAGATGCCTGCTTTTTTCGTATGAATCTTGACCGAACGTCAGATTTCACCAATCCCCCTGGCTACTTGTTAGGGGGATTGCTTTTTTTACCAAAGACAAAGGCTTTATCTACAAAACATGCAACACGCCTGTTGGATGTTACGTGTTCTGCGTCTTTTCAGATCTGGATACAGATTTTTAACCTCGCCTGCGTAAGCTCATCAAGTTGCAAATTGATGAGTGCATGGCTGAAACAGGCGAATTTATTTTAACCGTCCAGTGTCATGCACCACTGGTCACCTACCGAACGGGGTATTCCCCGAGGTGACCTAATGCACACAGTGACAACGAGCCGTGAAGGGCTACTCCGCTTCGGTTTTTCCGAACTGGAGAAGCCTAAATGGCAAATAAAAAACGTTATTACCCTCTTCGCAGCTCAACCGATCCCAAGAAAGTTAAGCTCGTTGAGATTACCGAGGAACAGTACCAGGCAATCTATCCTGAAATCTGGGCAACCATTAAGCGGGAACAGAGACATGGCTGGTGCAGATGCCCAGCCAACTACCTGTGGACATGTAATGGCTACTGTTCTGACTGTTCCTATCACACCGGAGGAAATGAGGAGTCTATTGATGAACTGACAGATACAGAATTATCAGATGAGAAACCGCTGATGGATGAACTTATGGCATGCGACCAAATGCTGAAACTACTGGTTGCCAGATTCCGAGAACTTGAACCGGAGGCTGATCTCATCATTGAATTGCTGGAGGAAGGATTATCCGACAGGAAAATTGCGGAAACACTGGGACGCAAACAGCGAACCTTTGCAGATCACATGAAGAAGATCCGAACCGAGCTGCATAATCTCAACAGATAGTTCCCCCTTTCATAAAGGCTTTTTCCCATAGTGGCGATGCCTGAGCAAGGCGTTTTGATTACGAAATAACCAAGTAATAAAAAATTTAAAAATATTTCCGCTCAAAACGCCCGCTCATGTCCAGTAGTAAGTGTAAGGCTGATTTTTTCACAAATTAAGGAGGTTCTCAAATGAACAAGTCTTACTTCGATTCCCGCGGGAAAAGCCATGAGCTGATTGCCGTACTCACGGCTATCTCTCATGTATCCGCAAAGATGGCAAGAAACCTTGAGCTTCTTGCTGAATTACGTAACTCAAAGAAAGGAAATACTACCTATGAACAACACAAAAGACATGGCTTCGAGCATCGTCGCACTGCGGCATGCGGCAGTCGCTTTGAATAACATTGCCGATTTTCTGGAAGATCTGAATGCCAAGGATTCTGCACCTGCTACTGAAAACCAGTCTTGTGAAACTGAATCCGCACCGTCGACCGATGCAGTTGTTCCGGCAGCCAAGGCTGAACCGGAAACCCCGAAATTATCCTTCGAGGATGTTCGCGGAATTCTGGCTGATATTGCCCGGGCTGGGAACCGTGAAGGCGTTAAGGCTCTGCTTGAAAAGTACGGTGCTTCAAAGCTTTCTGCTCTTGCCCCGGAGCACTACGCTGCGATTCTTAAAGATGCGGAGGGACTTAAGAATGCCTGATTCCCACGCAATCCTGTCAGCCTCGGCATCGCACCGCTGGATGATGTGCCCGCCCTCTGTCCGCTTATGTGAGCAGTTTCCGGGAGACGGAGCCAGCGAGTTTGCTGCAGAGGGAACAGAGGCTCACGCGCTCTGCGAGTTCAAGCTGAAAACAGCCCTTGGCATGGATGCTACTGATCCTACGCCCGAACTTTCCCGTTACAGCGAGGAGATGGATGAATGCGCCACCGGCTATGCCTCCTATGTTCTGGAGCTGGTAAACGAGGCTGCCAAGTCCTGCTCAGATCCGAAGGTGCTTATTGAGCAGAGAGTTGATTTCTCGCAATGGGTACCGGAGGGATTCGGTACGGCTGACTGCATCATTGTATCCGATGGAACACTCCGAATTGTTGATTACAAGCACGGTCTCGGTGTTCTTGTTGAAGCTGAAAACAATCCGCAGATGAAGTGCTATGCCCTCGGTGCGCTGGAAATCTTCGATGTTCTTTACGACATCGAAAAGGTCCGCATGACCATCTACCAGCCCCGCCGGGAGAACATCAGCACCTGGGAGATTTCCCGGGAAGAACTCCTCCAATGGGCTGAAAACACTCTGAAGCCTATTGCCTCTCTGGCATTTGCCGGTGAAGGAAAATTCTGTGCCGGTGAATGGTGCGGATTCTGTAAAGCCAAACACGCCTGCCGTGCCAGAGCCGAGGCCAACCTTCTGCTGGCAAAGCACGATTTCAAACTTCCAGATCTACTCGAGGACATAGAAATCGAAGTGATCCTTTCCCAGGTTGATGAACTTACAGCATGGGCAAATGACATCAAGGAATATGCCTTGAAGCTGGCCATCGGCGGTAAGGAATGGCACGGTTGGAAACTGGTGGAAGGACGCTCAGTAAGAAAGTTCACCAGCGAGGACAAGGTTATCAAGGCTGTATGCGAGGCAGGGTTCGATCCGTTCGAGAAGAAACTCATAGGCATCACCGCTATGCAGAAACTCCTCGGGAAAGCTCGATTTGATGAGCTTCTTTCAGGACTTATTGCCAAGTCGAAAGGCAAACCAACGCTCGTACCGGAGAGCGATAAAAGACCGGCAGTTTCAAGTGCATCTTTAGATTTTAAGGAAGAATAAATTATGGCTACAAAAGTAATTACAGGCGTTAACACCAGATGGTCTTATGCGAATGTGTGGGAACCGAAGGCTATGGAAGGCGGCAAGCCTAAGTTCAGTGTGTCTCTCATCATTCCGAAGTCTGACACCGTGACTGTAGGAAAAGTCAAGGCTGCCATTGAGGAAGCCTACCGTGACGGCCAGTCAAAGCTTAAGGGCAACGCCAAGTCTGTACCTGCTCTCAGCACTCTGAGAACTCCGCTCCGCGATGGTGATATTGATCGTCCAGATGATCCTGCCTACGCCAATGCATATTTCGTCAATGCGAACTCCTCAACTGCTCCCGGTGTGGTGGACGCCAACAGGAATGAAATCCTCGACAAGTCCGAGGTCTATTCCGGCTGCTACGGCAGAGCGTCAATAAGCTTCTATGCCTTCAATGCCAACGGTAACAAGGGTATTGCCTGCGGTCTTAACAATCTGCAGAAGATTAAGGACGGTGAACCGCTTGGCGGCAGAGCGAGCGCCGAGAGCGATTTTGCCACTGAAGAAGATGAAGACTTTTTAGGTTAGGAGGCATCATGGATTCAGGTGAAATCTTTCTGATGGGCTTTGGCTCCGGTTTGTTTACCGGCGTAGTGGCAGCAATCCTGTTTGAGTTCCTCGGATTTCTCTTTACCGAGTTCCTGAAACGCAGAAAGCGTCGTGTCTGGTAGCACCAGATAACTTGTAACGATTTAGTAAGGGTAGTGGTTTTGACTGCTGCCCTTTTTTGACAGGAGAATTTTATGGAAACACTATCTTGTGATCTCGAAACATACAGCAGTGAGGACTTAAGGAAATGCGGAGTCTACCGCTACTGCGAGGCTCCCGATTTTGAAATTCTGCTCTTTGCCTACAGTGTAGATGGTGGTGAGGTACAGCTTGCTGATCTCGCCTCCGGAGAAAAACTTCCCAGGGAAATCATCAAGGCCGTGACCGATGACAGCGTCATCAAATGGGCGTGGCATGCAAACTTTGAGCGTGTATGTCTGTCCAGATACTTGCGCGACTTAGGCTTACTAACCGGTTATCTCAATCCCGAAGGCTGGCGGTGCGACATGGTGTGGGCGGCAACTCTGGGACTGCCGTTTTCACTCGAAGGAGCCGGTGCGGTACTGGGACTCGATAAGCAGAAACTCACGGAAGGTAAGGAACTCATCCGCTATTTCTGCAAGCCGTGCTCCCCTACTCAGGCAAACAGTGGCAGAACCAGAAATCTCCCCTGCCATGCTCCCGACAAGTGGGAAATGTTCAAACGCTACAACATCCGGGACGTGGAAACCGAAATGGGAATACAGCAGAGACTGAGTAAGTTCCCGGTACCGGACTTCGTCTGGGAGGAATACCACCTCGACCAGGAGATTAACGACCGCGGCGTAAAAATCGACATGGAACTGGTACGTCAGGCGATTGCCATTGATGAACGCTCGCGAAATGAGCTCATAAGTGCCATGAGGGAATTTACTCAGCTTGAAAATCCCAACTCAGTCCAGCAGATGAAGGACTGGCTGGCAAATAACGGTCTTATGACTGAAAGCCTTGATAAGAAAGCCGTGGCTGAACTTATGAAGAATGCCCCGCCGGAACTCATCAGAGTGCTGACACTCCGGCAGCAGCTTGCCAAGTCATCAGTGAGAAAGTACCAGGCTATGCAGAATGCTGTATGTGCCGACGGCAGAGCCAGGGGACTTTTCAGCTTCTACGGTGCCAATCGCACCGGGCGGTTCTCAAGCAAAATCATTCAGTTGCAGAATCTTGCCCGTAACAGCATGAGCGATTTAGATCAGGCTCGTGCGCTTATCAAAACCGGAGACTATGACGCTGTATCTATGCTCTACGATGATGTGCCGGATACGCTCTCCCAGCTCGTAAGAACAGCCTTTGTGCCTCCGAAGGGAAAGCTCTTTTATGTGGCGGACTTTTCAGCCATTGAGGCCAGAGTGATTGCGTGGTTTGCTGGTGAAAAATGGCGGTCTGAGGTATTCCGTAAAGGCGGTGATATCTATTGCGCCAGCGCCAGTCAGATGTTTAAGGTTCCGGTGGAAAAGCATGGTATCAATGGTCATCTGAGGCAAAAAGGGAAAATAGCGGAACTGGCCCTTGGTTACGGCGGGGGTATGGGCGCATTAAAGGCCATGGGAGCACTTGAGATGGGGCTTAAGGAGGAGGAGTTACAGCCCCTCGTCAACGCCTGGAGAAACGCCAATCCGAATATTGTGAAATTCTGGTGGGCTGTGGATAACGCAGTTATGGAAGCAGTGAATAAAAGAACCACCACCGAAACTCACGGCATCACTTTCTCGTTCAAAAGCGGCATGCTGTTTATCACCCTGCCCTCCGGCAGAAAGCTCGCCTACGTTAAACCTCGTATCGGCATGAACCAGTTCGGCGGTGAAAGCATTACCTATGAAGGCATCGGTGCTACCAAAAAGTGGGAACGTCTCGAATCCTACGGTCCCAAGTTCGTGGAAAACATCGTCCAGGCAACAGCCAGAGACATTCTGTGTTTTGCCATGAAGACTTTACGGAACTGCAGCATAGTTATGCACATACATGATGAAGTGGTCATCGAGGCAGATCCACGCGTAAGTCTGGATGCTCTTTGTGAACAGATGGGAAGAACTCCGCCATGGGCTGAAGGCTTAATCCTTACCGCCAGCGGTTACACATCGCCCTACTACAAAAAGGATTAGCGCCTTAACTTGAACGGTATCTTGGTCGGTGACTTAGTCGGTCAGCACCGATCAAGTTATTTGGAATTAAGCACAGCTCCCGCATTAAGGAATATGTGATTACTTGTCTGACTGCACAGCTTCTTTTAACGTATTGCCTGCAGTAAATGAAGGTACTCTCTTTGCCGGGATTTCAACAGCCTCACCGGTACGAGGGTTACGACCGCTGCGAGCATTCCTTTCAGAAGTCTTAAAAGTTCCGAAACCAACGAGCTGAACACTGTCACCTTGGGCTAATGTTTCAGTTACTGTTTCTAAAAAGGCATCAAGCATCTTTTTGCTATCTGACTTGGTCGTATGACTCTTTTCAGCGATTATTTCAATAAGTTCCTGTTTATTCATGTAATCAAACCTCTCTCTTTGCAAATTTTATTTCAGTTTTTTGCCAACAACGGTACATTCCTTTTTGCAGAAACAGATACCGTATGAATGAACAGCTTTAATATCGTTTCTTCTGATGTACGGGTCAGCATATTTCTTTTTGATTATCTGCTCGACAGCATCCTCTGCTATCAAAAACTTATCTTCATTCTCATCAGAAGTCTGCTTTAATTCCAGAATTACAATAACGCCTCTGTTCTTTAAAGACTTTATTATCAAATCAATATAGCCGTTTCCTGACTCAAAATTAGATTTCTGCTCTTCAATGAGAGATGTGCCGTTGGCCAATAGTCCGTTCATGAAGCCGTGGTAATAGTTTTCCTTCGGGAGAAGTCTCTGATGGATACATACTTAGCCAATAGCTCGTTAAGGTTGTCTTCAACAACTCCAGCATCCCCTGTGAATAATCCTTTTATCAGATTACCGGTGCTGTTCTTCATAACATGATCATTTTTATAGAAATCCATGATTTTGGATTTAAAGCAATCCTTAATTTCCTCATTCGGGATATACAATCTGTACTCATTTTTATTAGAAGATCTGTACTGAAGATCAAATGTAAGGTAGCCGGTATAAAGTAGCAGAGTCCAGAAATCATTTATGTCATGGTTCTCTAAATCTCCGTAGCACAGCGCAGCTCTCACTTCTGCAATAATGAATTCACCATCCAGAAGGTTTTGCATCTTATCAACGTCATCCGGCTCTATGAACCCCATAAATTCTTCGATAACGTCGTTACCGCTGGTGTTTATCCAGTAGTTGCGAGCCTGAATGAGATTTCTGTCTTGACTCAGTTTTCTGTAGTTATCATTACAGAAGTTCATTACATCCCATGGGCAGTACATATGAGTTGTTCCAAAATGATACCCGTCGTAATTGCTTCTTACCTCTTCGTAATAGCCTGAAAGTCCGTAGTATGCGAGAACTTCCTGTGTTTCTTCTTTTGTGAAGCCTATTCCGGTTGATATATCAGCATCTCCGGAATCAAGAACCGAGCAGACCATAAGATTATTCAGTCCGGTAAAAATACTCTCCTTGGCGGCTCTTAAACATCCAGTGAGTACAGCTCTACCGAGATACGAATTTGTTTTTAAAGTATCGTTATAAAAAGGACTGATAAGATTTATCATTTCGTCGTAATAGCCATGATGAGCTGCTTTTGCAATAGGAACATCATATTCGTCAATCAGCAGTACAGGTTTTATCTTATGATGTGCTTCGAGAAGACAGGAAAGCGTCTGAAGAGAGCCGGTCAGAAAAGATTTATCGGTTCTATCTGCAAGCTTTTCGTAATTAATCAAATTGGCATACTGTTCCTTCTGTTTATCGGATAATTCCTTACTGGTAGCAAGATACTCAAACTGCAGTGCCAATTTGTATATCAGAGTAGCAAACTGATTATATGCATCATTAAAATTCTGATGAACAATGGTTTTAAACGACACAAATACTACCGGAAATTTTCCCATGTATTTAGCGCAAAACTCTTTATCATCAAAGATTTCAGTTCCTGCAAACCATTTTTCCTGACGGTATGCGTCACCGGGATTTTTAGGATCAAGAGCCAGAAAATCATAGAAGGTGGACATGGTGAGTGTTTTACCAAAACGTCTTGGCCTGGTTATGAGCATGACCTTTGAGGTATTTTCTTCAAAAATTGTTTTTATGAATTTGGTTTTGTCAACATAATAGCAGTCATTTTCAATAAACTCATGAAAAAATTCACCACCAATATTTATGTGTTTCAACACCATGTTCCACCTGAGTCTGACTATTCACATGTTAAAAAGGCCTTTCACCGGTCCGCTATTTATAAAATAATTGAAGCGCCGAAAGGCTCTATCACCGTTATTATACCCCTGTTTATTTCAGCAAATCCAATAACGTATACTGGCCTTTAGATTGATGTTTTTGATGGTACAATTTAATTGCGTTCACTAATTTTTCCGGCGTGTTGAAATATGCCTTTACGGTTTCATACTTCTTATCATACTTTAATTTTGGTAAATTCTGTTTACAATAATCGCTAGGACTCATCTTTGACTTTACCTTGCAATACTCATCATACTTATCTTCACTACAAATAATGAGCATTTCTATCTCCGGAGATGTAACAATATTAACTACGTCAATCTTGTCTTTGTAAGGCTTACTGATTTTAAAATTTTCCTTCTCTCTATCCAAAATTCGAATGACAGAAATTTGATCATCAAATTTCTTTCTCAAATATCTTGATTCGAATTCTTTTGCATCCCTGCATCTTATAATATCATCATCAATAAGTTCATTTTTGGCAAAAATTAACAAATCGTTCTCTAACAGAATATCCAATATGGCTCTCTCTGCAGCTCCTTCACATATACAAGCCTTAAATTTTGACAGTTTCATCACTTTATTCATTTCCATTACTCCTTAATTGGAATAATGGAAGATTCAATTTTTCTCTTCAACTCAATATATGCATTATATGAAGGGGCTGTACCTGTTAGGATTCCGCTTTGATAAACATCACTCTTTTTTAAATCGTTTCTTTTCAAAAGATCACGTAAATTTTCAACAGTTATACCACCATGATTTTTAGTTATAAATATATTATCATTTCTGTCATTTTCATCCAGAAGTTCAGGATAATGTGTTGAGTATACTAAAGTTCCTCCATTTTTATTTAATTTATAACTTTTGAAAAATCTAATGATGGTACAAACGATCTCTTTATTGAAATGATTTTCAAGCTCATCTACCAGAATGTAGCCACCTTTCTGGAGAACATCCAGAGCCAAGGTAAATATAAATATACCTCTAATGGTGCCAGACGATAGATATTTATTTAACTCTATAGAATTAAACAGTACTAATTCATTTTCCCCTTTAAACTTTAAATGAATAGAATGTCGTTCATCCTTGTCAAAAATTAAATATTCAATTGAAGGATCAAGATATGCGATTATTTCATGCGGGATTTTTCCTTTGAATGGTAATACGTTAATGTTTGTAAAATCCAAAAGACTTATAACTTCGGGGGTATCGTTGATTTCTTTGTTTTTTGCAATAATGATACTTATATCTTCGGCCAAAAACTTTTCTTGATTATTTCTTTCAATCAATAGTTCCGCATCACCAAAATCTAGCAGATGGGTACGAGCAGTAATTTTAGTTGCCTTTTTACCCCATAATCTTTCTGATGCGATCCTATAAATTGGACCTTCGCTACCCATTTTCTTGAATGCAATATTCGTCTCTAATTTACAAATTTCTGCCGTACTTTCTGAATAATAAAATATATTAAACGTGACATTATCAGACTGTCCCAATATATCTTTTTCACGTATATCATTAATTGGCCTATTTAAAAGTAGCTGCAGAGCCAAAAGAATTACCTTTAATGTAGATGTTTTACCAGACGCATTAATTCCTGCAAAAACATTTGTTGTATTAAGAAAAACCGTTGAAAAAAGAGGATATAGATAATCTCTCTGCTCTTCCGATACCCTTTGTTGTGCGAAAAAACATATATCAATTTTTTCTTTAAAAAGAGGCAAGCCGTCAACCACTATCTTCAACAGTTTCATTAGTATTTCCTTTGTTGTTAAAAACAGATAACTCGTACTTAGTATTGATGTATAACAAAGAATACCACTTTAGGACACAATTATCAACGCAAATCGCGTTTATAACCAAAATCATCCACTTTCAACAAAAAATTCTACTCCTCTCTGTGGCGTACTCCTGCATGTTCACTTCTTAACCGCCCAACAAGTATTCTGAAAATAAATCCGCTCAAAATCGCCATTCACGTCCAGTAGTAAGTGAAGGCCTATAAAAGTCTTCATGTTTCATAACCTATTTTCAGGAGTTTTTTATGTTTGAAATCAAAGAAAAACAGAAGGTTCTGCCGGACAGAACCAGGATTACCACCTTCACTCGGGAGATAACCGGTGCAAATATGCTGGAGGTCGAAGCCGGCACCAACGGCTTTAAGGGCGGTAACGCAGAACACGGCAGCCGTACCTATTTCCGCATCACCGACATCGGTAATGCCGACATGTTTGTGAAGACCTCCCGCAGACCTTTCAGCAACAACACCGAAAGTGCTGAGTTCATTCTTGGTGGTGACTGCGAGCTTGAAACCATCATCAGAGCACTGAAGTTCGTGGTTAAGGTTCTGGAAGAAGAATCAGCGGAGGTTGTGGACTGATGGCAATGATCAACCTTTACCGTGCCAATGTTATCGGCATCAAATGGAACTGTCTGTATCCGAACCACGTCGAGGTAACCGATGAGAAGACTCTGCTTTCGGCAGTAATCCGTGACTATGTATGCGCCGAATACAAGGGAAACTACCGCAGCAAGGATAATTTCATAAGCAGCGACTGTCTGCCGGTGGACTGCGACAACGACCACTCAGAGAATCCGGCTGAGTGGATTACCCCGGATGATGTGGCTCAGGCATTTCCGAATGTTACCTTTTTTGTTCATTACAGTCAGCACCATAACCGGGTGAAGGACAACAAGTCTGCGCGGCCAAGATTCCATATTCTGTTTCCGATTGAGCGCATGACCGATCATGCCGCCTATGCGAATCTGAAAACTGTGGTAAACGGAATCTTTCCTTATTTCGACACCAACGCCCTTGATGCCGCCCGGTTCTTCTACGGCACATCAGATCCGAAGGTGGAATTCCATAAAGGCTTCATGAACCTTACGGAATTTCTGCAGGATGCGGCGCCGTTCGATAAGGATCTTAATCAGGGGCAGTATGGCAGCCGGGTAATTCAGGAAGGCAGCCGCAACAGCACCATGAGCCAGTATGCCGGGAAGATCATCAAGAAGTTCGGAGATACAGACAAGGCCTACCAGTGCTTTATGGATGAAGCAGCCAAATGCAGCCCGCCACTTCCTGATGAAGAGCTTCAGACAATCTGGCATAGCGCTCAGAGGTTCTTTGCCGGGGTGCAGAAACAGGATGGTTACGTTGATCCGGATACCTACAACACCGAGGTCAGCTACAAGCCGGAAGATTACTCCGATGTTGGGCAGGCTGAGGTGCTGGCCAAGATTTTCGGGAATGAACTGCGGTACTCTCCTGCCACTCACTATATCCGCTATGTGGATAACTACTGGAAGGAAACCGAATCCGGAGCCCAGGCAGTGGCTCATGAACTTACCCGGCGACAACTAGAAGAAGCCAATGTGGAAATCATGAAAGCTCTTGTCCGTATGGACGAGTGCGGAGCTCAGGAAATTCTTGATACTGCAAGCTCTAAAAAGAAAGCAGCCAGTCTGATGAACGATGAGCAGACAGAGGCTCTTGAAGCCCTAAACGCGGCAAACACATACCGTGCTTTCACCATGCGCTGCCGTGAATCCAAGAATGTAACCGCGGTACTTAAGGAAGCCCGGCCGAAGCTGGAAATATCACCAAACGAGCTGGACTCAGATCCTTATGTTCTGTGTACCCCGACAGCCACATACGACCTGCGCAAGGGACTAAAAGGCGCAAGAGAACACTCACCGGATGACTTCATTACCAAAATGACCGCTGTGTCTCCCGGCACTAAAGGAGAGAAACTCTGGAACGATGCCCTTAATCTGTTTTTCTATCGAGACAGATTACTGATTGAGTACGTTCAAATTAACTGCGGTATAGCAATCATCGGCATGGTACTGGTGGAGGCACTATTTATCGCACTCGGCATCGGCCGCAACGGTAAGTCCACCTTCTGGAACGTCATAGCCATGGTGCTGGGTTCCTACAGTGGCAACATCTCAGCAGACGCACTCACCACGGGATGCCACAGGAACATTAAACCTGAACTCGCAGAGGCCAAGGGAAAGCGACTCCTTATCGCCTCGGAGATGCAGGAAGGAGCAAGGCTCAATGACTCTGTGGTAAAGCAGCTCTGTTCAACTGACAAGATCTTCGCGGAAAAGAAATACAAAGATCCCTTCTCCTTCAGTCCATGCCACACCCTGGTGCTCTATACCAATCACCTGCCAAGGGTGAGTGCCTCGGATGACGGTATCTGGAGAAGACTTATCGTTATTCCGTTCAACGCAAAAATTGAGGGCGAGGGAGACCGGAAAAACTATGCCAAATACCTCTTCGAAAATGCCGGGGAGGCTATCCTGGCGTGGCTTATCGAGGGTGCCAGGAAGGCAATCGAGCTCGACTTCAAGGTTCCCGTACCGCCATGCGTCCGACAGGCCATTGAGGCATATCGGGAGCAGAACAACTGGTTCGGACATTTCCTTGAGGATAAGTGCGAGGTGGGAAAGGAATACAAGGTCAGTTCATCAGAACTGTATCAGGAATACCGTGCCTACTGCCTGGAAACCGGGGAGTATGTCCGTAATACCGGAGACTTCTATTCGGCCCTCGAGCGAGCCGGTTTTGAACGCGTTATGTTTGAGCGAAAAAGGTTCATCAAAGGACTGCGTCTCAGCGGTGATTTCATGAATTGATGACAACCTGTAGCAACGTGTAGCAAGGTGTATTCACAAAGTGAATTTTGGTTAAAAAGTCATCAAGTGATACACATTGCTATACCTTGCGACACTTTGTACCCAAAAAGTTAAAACCCTTATAAATCAAGGCTTTGCAAGGTGTAGCAATCTGTTATATAGAAAGTCCCTTAGGGGAAAAATTAATAAAAAAATTTATATATAGAGGAGTTTTATAGAACACATTGCGACACCTTGCACAGAGCCATAAAACCGGGGTGCGGAACAGCAATCCGCGCCCCTCTTGACGGAGAAAAAATTGGAAGAAAATTACAGCGAGTTTTATCTCGCAAAATGCCAGAAAAGACTGAAAGAATGGCGAGCACCCTTAGACGGATGGTTCTGCAAGAAAATCATCGATGTACGCGAGGATGACGAGGATGCTCCACTGGCAACATGTGAGCTGTGCGATTGCAGTAAGGTTCGATTTATCCATGTGATGGATCACGACCTTTATTTCGAAGATGTTTGTGTCGGATGTATCTGTGCCGGCGTTATGCAGGGCGATATTCTGGCTGCGAAGGAGCGTGAGCGTCAGATGAAGAATCGAGCCAAACGCAGAAAGAATTTCGTTGCCGGGGAATGGAAGGAGACAGCTCCAATGGGTGCTCTCCGCACTTACACCAGAATGCACAGGGGCCAAAGAATATGGATCTCGGTTTATCCCGGAAACAGGCACTACGTAAGGTGCAATGAGAAATCAATCTCCCGGTACAAAGGTCGCCCCATTCGTGATTTCTATTCTGCAGTTTATGTGGCTTTCGATTTGGCAGATCCGGTGGAGGAATTACTGTGAACGAGAAATTTATCGAGAGGAAACTGGTAACTGCCGTGAAGGCCAGAGGAGGCATCGCACCGAAGTTCGTGTCTCCTGGTTATGCCGGAATGCCTGATCGCCTGGTGCTGCTTCCCAATGGTGTGTTTGCCTTTGCTGAACTCAAAGCCCCCGGGATGCATCCGAGAGCATTGCAGGTGGCAAGGCATGAGATGTTAAGGCGGTTGGGTTTCAGAGTGTACGTGATTGACGAAATTGAACAGATAGGAGGAATGCTGAATGAACTTCAAACCCCATGATTATCAGGCTTATGCCATTAACTACATCGAAGAACACCATGTGGCAGCGGTTCTTCTTGGGCTTGGTATGGGTAAGACGATAATTTCTCTGACGGCAATCTCTGAACTTATGTTCGATTCCTTCGAGATCAGCAAAGCACTGATCATCGGTCCCTTACGAGTAGCCAGAGACTCATGGCCTATGGAAATCAGCAAGTGGGAACACCTCAAACACCTAACCTACGCCGTGGCTGTTGGTACTCTGGCAGAACGCAAAGCGGCACTTGCAAAGAATTCCGACATAACCATCATCAACCGGGAAAACATCCAGTGGCTTGTCGAGAGCGGTAATTTTGACTACGACATGGTGGTTATCGATGAGCTGTCTTCCTTCAAAAACCACACCGCCAAACGATTCAAAGCTCTGATGAAGGTACGTCCAAAGGTTAAGCGCATCGTAGGTCTTACCGGTACTCCTTCATCAAACGGTCTGATGGACTTATGGTCAGAGTTCAGACTGCTTGATATGGGCGAACGCCTGGGAAAGTTCATCACGAGATACAGAGAATGCTACTTCATGCCCGACAAGAGGAACGCCCAGCAGGTGTTTTCCTACAAACCGAGGGAAGGAGCTGAAGAGGAAATCTACCGCCGCATCTCGGATATCACCATATCCATGAAGTGTACCGACCACCTCTCAATGCCTGAACTGATTTCAACCCAGTACGAGGTGGTGCTGTCAGATGATGAACGAAAGCAGTACGAGAGGCTTAAGTCTGAGCTGGTGATGACTCTTTCCGATGAGGAAATCACCGTTCCCAACGCAGCAGCCCTCACCAATAAACTCAGTCAGCTTGCCAACGGTGCAATTTACGACGATACCAAAAACATCGTGGAATTCCATGACCGCAAGCTTGATGCCCTGGAAGACATCATCGAGTCAGCCAACGGCAATCCCCTTCTTGTGGCCTACTGGTTTAAGCACGACCTAGAAAGGATCAGAAAAAGGTTTGATGTCCGGGAGATTAAAACCTCGAAAGACATCACCGACTGGAATGCCGGAAAGATCCCTGTTGCCATGATCCACCCTGCTTCTGCCGGTCACGGACTTAACCTGCAATCCGGTGGTTCGACACTGGTATGGTTCGGTCTTACCTGGTCCTTGGAGCTCTATCAGCAGACCAATGCCAGACTCTGGAGACAGGGACAGACCTCCGGCACTGTGGTGATCCAACACATCATTGCCAAAGGAACCATCGACGAGCGAGTGCTTAAGGCATTGTCGAAAAAGGAATTAACTCAGAACGCACTGATTGATGCGGTTAAAGCAGATTTAGGAGGAAACGTATGAACGCAAAAGACTTTTTGATGAGAGGAATAAACCTTCAACGCCACGTGCGCAATCTGACGAATGAAATTGAGCATTACAGAAATCTTGTAAATGACTGCTCCGTTACCTATTCTGATGTACCAAAGAGCACTACCGAAAATTACAAGCTGGAGTATTGCACTCAGAAAATCATCGAACTCCAGAAGGAACTTGGCACTGCGATGGCGGATCTCGTTGACGTGAAATGTGCTATTACTCGTGCCATTCATAAAATCGGGAATTATGATTACGAGGATCTTCTGGTCAAGCGGTATGTGTTTGGTGAACCGTGGGAGAAAATTGCCACGGACTTAGGGTATGACCTACGGTACGTTCATAAGCTTCATGGCAGAGCACTGGCTGAAATAAAAATTTTTTCGTGAGGACACTAAAAGACATTGAATGAGACTCAATTCTTAAGATATCATTACAATGTCGATTTAGTAAACAGCCTTGAGGTTCGCTTGAGGTGTTGAGGTACAAAAGCTCTGAGGTTAATCCCTTGGAGCTTTTTCATTCGAAGTACACGTACCATTCACCTTCAAGCTCATTATAATCTGCTTGATGATATTTGTTGCTTATCTTTTCCACGGCCGGTATGATGTCAGAGGTAGCAACCACCCCGCACATTTTATCAGGGACCTCAAAAAATACATCCTGATCAAGAATGATCAGTATCTCAAACCCACGTGAATGAACAACTCTTGTGAAGGACTGCTGCAGATCATCCGGAATTCTGATTATTTCCCCGGATTCCAGAAATTTTAGCGAAACTATGGTTTTCTGAGGGTTCCATGGAAAAACGCCACGAATAAAGTACTTTCCTCTTTTTTGAGTCAAAGCCCAGTGTCTTACCTTTTCGTAGTCATCGAGGTAGTTTGCGAAACCTTTAAACTCACCATATCTTGAGTAACGATGGCCCCAAAACTTCAAATGATGCCGTTCATTGTAAATATGTGCTGTTAAAAGGACGGCTCCCAAGAGGCATGTTATGACAACAGTTTTTTTAAAGATATTCAATTTAATCTCCGGAAAATACCACGATGCAAAATAAGCACTTGTTTTTATTATACGGCAATGCTGAACAAGTAAACGAACAGTCTTAAGCAATCCTTGAGGCTACGAACAAAACCAGGCTCTGAGGTTAACTCCTTGGAGCTTTTTTATTTGGAGCAAACAATGCCCAGAAAACCCAAACGACCATGTTCCTTCCCTGGATGCCCGAAGCTTACTGACGGAAGGTTCTGTGAGGAGCATGCCAAAGCAGAAGCAAGACGCTACGAAAAGTACCAGCGGGATCCTGAGGCAAGGAAACGCTACGGTAAAGCATGGACAGTCATTCGTAAAGCCTACGCTGCCGAGCATCCTTTCTGCGAGGTCTGCCTTTCTGAAGGAAGATATACATGGACAGAATTAAATCTCT